GGTTCTCGCAAGCCTCGTCCCGTGACCTCCCCTGAGCCCTCTGTTGGAGTCGAATACACAGCGCTGAGTGACCTCCGGCGTTGGGACCGCAACCCGAAGTTGCACGATATCGAGGCGCTCGCTGCGAGCATCCGGCGACATGGCTTCGTTGAGCCGGTAGTCAGGGACGAGCGCACCGGCAAACTAGTCGCGGGCCACGGGCGCGACGAAACGCTCGAGATGATGAAGCGGGCAGGGGAGCCGCCGCCCAAGCGCATCAAGGTGCGCGAGTCCGATGGTGAGTGGCTCGTCCCTTGTCTAACCGGCATCAGTTTCGAGGACGAGTCGATCGCGGAGGCGTACATCATCGGCTCCAACCGGCTTGTGGAGCTCGGTGGCTGGGACGAGGAGGCCCTGCAAGCGATCATCACAACAGACGGGTTCGACGCGCTCGGTACTGGCCTCTCGCTTGACATGCCAGACGACCTGGGGACTCTCGAGCTCGACACCTCGGGACTCGACCCCGCCTCTTCCGCAGAGCTGGAGGAGGAAGAAGAGCTCCCCAAAGTGCACGTGGTTCGGGTGGGCAAGATGAAGTTGCCGATCACGGACACGGAAAAGCGCGAGCTGATCGCGGCCGCAGAGTCCTACGAAGAGACCACAGGTGGTCTTGTGGGGTTCTGGACGAGTGTGCTGAAGGGCGCCTCACAAGGCTAGTCTGAGACGCTGTGCCTGTCCCCCAATTGCCATGTTTGACCTGCGACGTACCACCCCCCCTGCTGGAACTCCAGCTACCGGGTGGTGCGAAGCTTGTCGCTGGACTCACTGGCTCGATCGTCGGGTCGTCTAGTGAGCTGGCGCGGCAGATGTTCGCGCAAATCAACTCCGCCCTTGCCCCCATCCTGCCCCTACTGGACATCGTTGACGCGGTCACATCGATCACAGAGTGCGTGAAGGCTGTCCCTAAGGCGCTCGTGGAGCTGGACCCTACCAAGTTGGTTGAGTGTGCGCCAAACATGGTCGCCGCCGTGGCCAAGGTGGCCAACCTAATCCCACCGCTGAGCCTGCCTGCGACCATCAAGGGCATTCTGGACACACTCATCGTCGCGCTCGAGGGCCTCAAGCAGGACCTGGAGGGAGCAAAACTCCAGTTGGACCGCCTGCTTGAGGCCGGTACTGCTTCGCAGCTTCCCGGCAACTCCCCGCTGATCGCAATCGTCGCGTGTGCACAGAGCTTCTACGATGCGGTTATGCAGTACACGGCCAACACAGCGACACCGCTCAATCGACTGATCGGTCTCGTCAACCTGCTTCTCTCGCTCATTCCTCCTGGAAACATCGTTATTCCCTGTGTCGGCGGGCTCGACGGCGCGCCTCAGCCGGTTATCGACCTGCTGGAGAAGTTCATCGAGGTGCTGAAAATCATCCGCAGCCTCTTGCCCGGTGGGCTCAAAATCAACCTGTTTGTGCCGCAGGGAGCCAACTGCTGATGGACATCGTGCTCCGTGGGTTAGCTGTGCCGTTCCGTCGTGAAGCGACTGATTTCGCTGTCGCCGAGTCCGTGGAGCAGGTTCAGCAGGACATCGCCATGGCGCTCACGACGCCTCGCGGCACTCTTCCCATGCGCCCGGACTTTGGGTCCGACCTCCATCGCCTCCGGCACAGCAACTCACAAGCAGCCGTTGGAATCGCCACGAACTTCGTCGCCCGATGCCTGGAGCGTTGGGTCCCCTACGTCCGATTGCAGTCGACCTCCGTCTCTGTCGAGAGCGGTGAGATGCGGCTCACCGTCGTCTACCGCATCGTGGCAGGACCGCTTGCTCAGAGCGAGGCGGTCAAGCAGTCAGTGACCATCTCCTCGTAGACCCTATGCCGATTCTCCCGACGAAGCTTGACTACACGGACAAGGACGAGGCGTCACTCCGCCTGCGGCTCCAGAAACTTGTCAAGTCAGTCTATCCGTCCTGGACGGATTTCAGCACGGCGAACTTCGGCAACATTCTGCTCGAGCTCTTCGCGCACGTAGGTGGCATCACCACGTTCTACATGGACCAGCAGGCTGGCGAGTCGCGGTGGTCTACGGCGCAGCTACGGAAGAACATCCTTGCTCTCGTCAAGCTGATCAACTACCAGCCCCGCACGGCGACCTCTTCGCGCTGTGACCTCACGCTCACCCTCGCGGCGTCACCTGCTGGCGATGTCACCTTCGACGCTGGCGACATGTTCTCGACGGAGGGCAAAACGATCGTCAAGTTCGAGCTCCTCGAGGCGGCCACGATCGTCGCTGGAGCGAACCCTCCAACCGTCACAGTGACGGTTGCCAACAGACAGACACGCCTCGAACTCTTCGCGTCGACTGGTTTGGCGAACCAAGAGGTGGTGCTGTCTGCGACGCCGTTCTTGTCAGAAGACATCGCTGTCACGGACGCCAGCGGGGCGTGGACCTTGGTCGCGGACTTCTCAGGCTCTGGCCCGCTGGACCGCCACTTCACCGCTACGATCGACCATAACCAGCGGGCGACACTCCGCTTCGGCACTGGCACCGTAGGAGCTCTGGCGCAGGGGTCGATCAGCGTCACCTACTACACAGGCGGAGGCTCCACTGGCAACGTGGAAGCTGGCACTGTGACGCGGGTCGGTCGCAACTACGTTGACTCGCTGGGCAACCCAGTGATCGTCTCGTGTACCAACGTCTCTGCAGCGCTGCCCGCAGTGGACGAGGAGACTGTGGCCGAAATCCGTGAGAACGCTCCGCGCTCCCTCCGGGTCCTCAACAGGACAGTGGCTCGAGAGGACTATGAGATCAACGCACTGCGAGTACCAGGCGTCTCGCGTGCGCTCATGCTGACGCGCAACGAAGACCCGGGAATCGCGGAGAACGCAGGCATTCTGTACATCGTCCCGGACGGCGCCGGCCTCCCCACGCTGGAGCTCAAGAACGCCGTATCGGACATGGTGACCATCACCTACCCGAAGACGATCACGTTTTCCCTCACCGTGTCTGACCCGGTGTACCTCACCGTGGTGATTCGGGCACGGGTCTACCTGCAGCAGGGCTTCACCAACGCAGTTGTCAAGGCGAACATCCTCGCTGCGCTGGCTGCCTTCTTCGCACTCGACAACCCGGACGGCACGATGAACACCGCGATCGACTTCGGGTTCAACTACAAGGACGCCGCCGGCGAGCCGACCAATGAGCTCGCTCTCTCAACCTTGATGAAGGTGGTCGAGGAGTGCGCAGGCGTTCGCAAGTTGGACGACAGCACAAGTGGCTTCCTCGTCAACCTCAAGCATCAGGACCTCGCCATCGGCGTGCGGGCTCTGCCTCGCCTCGGTCAGGTAATCCTCATCAATGGCGATACCGGCGTGACGATGTAGACCATGGCACACACCTTCGTCAACACGGGATTCGAGACGGCTGGCGCAACGCCTGGACTGGCGTCAGGGTGGACCGTTGCCATCTTCGCCACGGCTGAGGAGTACGCGTCCTACGACGTAGCGGTCCCGGAGCCAGTGGAGGATTTCGAGGAGGAGTGGAGCTCCAACGAAGACGGCTCCTTTGTCCTCACAGCCACAACGGCTGCTGTCTATGATGTTGCTCAGCCGGAGGCCTACGAGGACTTCGAGGAGGATTGGAGCAACACACCCTTCTTCCTCACGCTCCCCGTGGTGGCGGTGGCTAGCTACGACACGCTGGCGCCTGAGGACTTCGAGGACTTCGAGGAAGAATGGAAAGACAACGAGACCGACGTAGCTGAGTTCATCGGCTTGGGGGTCGACATCGCCGCTGCAGCCTATGACCTCGGCGTGCCCGAGTCTCGCGAGGATTTCGAGGAGGAGTGGCGCAGCAACGAAGACGACATCACCGTGTTCGTCGGTGTCGGTACAGACCTTGTTCGGGCCACCTACGACGGGGAGAACTTCGAGGACTTCGAGGAGACCGACCTCCGCATGCAAACTGTCGAGGTGACGCACATCGGTGCGGACGGTGACAAGCTGATTGTCACCGTCAACGGTAACCCTGTCGAGCGGCTGTGTACTGGCGCAGGCACAGTGGACACTGAGCGCGATTTCCTCCTCACCGCGATCAACGCCGCAGTCCTCGCTGACGCAAGCGCCGATGGTACGGGCAAGATCAAGCTGCGCGCACTGGTCTCTGGGGACGCTCTCACGGTCAAGGTGGAGGCCACGGGAACATCTGCGAAGATCATCCTGCAGGCGCCGCCCGACAAGACGCAGTATTGGACACAGACGGGCGAGCTCGCTGCCTGAGCCCCATAGGATAGACGCATGGCTGAAGCAAACTGGACGGTACTTGGTAGCTCGCTGAACATTAGCAATGTGCGTCGCGGGGTCACGGCGGGCACCACGCCTCCGTCTGGCGGCGGGACATTCGTCCACGGCTTCAACTCGGCGAGTGGCACCGCGGGCACCGTGGGGCTCTACACCAACCAGGCGAGCTTCATCCCGACTGCGAAGGGGGGCAGCATTCGCGGTGCCATGCGTCGGGGACCGAGTGCATCTCCCACGGGCTTCAGCCCTTTCTTTTTCATCGGGTTGCAAGGAACGAGCGTAAGCGACAACGCATACATGCTCGGGTTGTCCGACGCAGCACCAAGCACACTGGTGCTGCGTAAGGGCGCGCTGACGGATGGTATCGTAGACGGCGAGGTGGGTGACTCAGGCATCCTTGCGCAGTCCACGGACACCTTCAGCGAAGGCATCTGGTACCATTTCCGCCTCGACATGATCGTCAATCCGTCAGGGGACGTGATTCTTCGGGTCTACCAAAATCTCCTGGCTGACAACGCTGTCACCTCCCCGGTCTGGCTGGCCATGGATGGGCTGGACGCGGAAACCGATGGTGCCGCGTTCATCGATGACTCCCTAGGTGTCAATAGCGGCAGCGTGCCCTTTGCCACGGGGTACATGGGTTTTGGGTTCCAGGTCGCTGGACTCTCGCGGCGCTCCTACTTCGACCACATTGAGTCCTACCGTCAGGTCTAGGCTGCCTAGTGCCGTCGTTCAACGCCTTCAACAAGGAGTTTGGGGCCGAGCAGGGCCGGTGCTCGCCGGACCACTTCTCGAGCGATGGCACCTACGCCTTCGTCCTGGGACATGACGAGCCGCTGACGTTCGCACGCCTCAGGGTAGGCGACCGAATCGCAGTCTCGCAGACCGCGAACGTTGGGACGACCAAGGTCCTCAAGGCACGGGTGCGGTGCCGAGGACCGGAGTTCATGCCCGGTGACACCAACTGGCGCCTTTCCCTGTACATTGATGGTGTGGAGAAGACGCACCGGGTGTGTACCGCAGAGACGCTCACAGACTACGTGAGCTTTGCTGTCAACCTGACTAGCTACGCCGGCAACGTCTCGATCGCCTTCGTCCTCAAGCTCATGGAGTCCTAGTCATGTCCGGTGGTACCAGCGCAGGCAACATCATCACAGAGGCCGCCGCTGTCTACGCAGTGCGGACCTGGGTCACCATCGCCAAGGTGGATGAGCTGGGCGTCATCGCGGACTCGCAGCTCGACTCGATCATCGCGGCCAACTGGTTCAACAACGTTGACGACAACTTAATCCAAGTCAACGCATGGATGAACGGCACGGGGGTAGCGCCCCACACACGGGCCACTGTGGGCACAATCGCGACGTTGAACTCGACGGTTGGCAACGTCACAACGGTGAACACGACCACGGTCAACGCGACCACCGTCACCGCGACCACCGTCAACGGAGGCACGATCAACGCAACAGCACTGGCAGCAACGGGATTGACCGCCGGTACAGCCGTCGTGGGGAGCGGCGCGATCAGTGACGGTGTGAGCACTGCGGACGACCTTGTGATCGGCAACCTTGCAGGGACGGACCGCGGCCTGACCGTCCTGTCAACCTCCGTCGCTCGCTTGTGCTTCGCTGATACTGCCGCGACCCTCACCGGCTTCGTCTCCTACACACACGCCACAGACACCATGGGCCTCGGGGTCGCTGGGACGCAGGAGATTGACCTGACGAGCTCCACCCTCGCGCCGCACGTGGACGGTGGACTCTCACTGGGCTCGTCGGTGCTCAAATACCTGGCGGCACACGCGACGACTGTCACCGCGTACAGCG